GTCGAGCTGCCAGCGTTGCATCGTGGAGAGCGGCGTGGCGGGGTCGAAGCGTTGCGCGTAGAGCTTGCCGCCGTGCTTCACGCGGACTTCAAAACCCCACGGGTCTTGAAAGATCTGATTCGCGATGCGTTTCTTCGGTGTCGGTTTACGGCGGAACATAGGCGATTTGGCGGCCTTTCGAATGCCCGGGCGATATTACCCGTAACAGGCATTATTGCACATATCGCCCAAGTAGCATGGCGACTGCTACCACCCGCCATGCGGAGTTGCTCCACCCGGGCTTACAGGGTGGATCGGAATTGCTAGGGAATTTGCGGATTTAGCTGGAGTCTATCGGGGGGTTGGTGGAGCGATTGAACCCCCGACCTTTGGGTTATGAGCCCACAGGTCCGGCTGTAACGTGCTGATTCTAAAAGGAAATCGCGAGTGCTCCACCCGTGACTCCACCCTTTCAGGCTCCACCCCGTGCGGGTGTGCGCATTGCACATATTGCCAATGGTCGCACGTCGCATTATATTGCCCCCTATGGATCTCAGTGCTGCCGTCCTCGGCAAGTCGGTCGTGACCTATCTGCGCGAGCGCCAGACGGTCGCGGTGCTCCGCATCGGGAAGGACACCTTTGACCGCGCCGCGCTCGCTAAGGTGGCGTGCTTCAACTTCACCGCCGCCGCCAACCTGTCGAACATCCTGACCCGCGAGCTGCAGGTGAAAGACACGCGGGATGTCTTCAACAACGTGCACCCGGATCGCCTCGCGATTCCCCGGCTCGGCGCGGTGTCGCTGGCCGTGCTCGGGGCGGCCTTTGAAGCGAAGGGGATCGGCGGGGACGCCCCGCTCGCGAACTGGTTCACGAAGCATCGCGGGTCGGCCATCACCTTCGCGTCATTGAAGCATCGCGACGAAGCCGAACGCGCGCAGGAACGGAAGGACAAGAAAGCGCGGAAAGCCGCGCGCCGAAATACCGCCCACGCGCTCCGCGTTGAGCGATTCACCGAAAGGACTGAAGGCTGATGCCAACGAATATCACCGTGCCGGAGAAACTCCTGCGCCTGCTCACCTATCACGAGAATGCGGCGGCCAACATCCGCGCCACGATTGCGCTGATGCAACACCTGAACGGCACCGCCGTCCTCGATAAACGCAAAGAGATGCACGCCGCGAACGGCACGTCTACGATTGCCCGGGCGGCGCTGCAGATGGATGACGCCCGCCGGGAGCAGAAGCGGGCATGGCAAGCCAAATACATCGCACGTAAAAAAGCGGGGAAGGTCACGCATCCCAATTCACGACTGAATCAACGCCAGCGCACCGCTGACACCCTCGCCCACTTTGATTTGACTGAACCGAAACTCCCCGGCGAGCTGCCCTATCAACCGCAAGGCTTAGGGCGTCTCGTGGTCAACGGCTATCTTAAACGGAAGGGTCCGGGATATGTGCGCACCGCGAAGCCCTATTATGTGAATCCGAAGAAGGCGGCGGCGACACCTTAGCGAGCGCCGCGAGCAGGGCGGCCATGTCCTGCTCGTCCTCGAGCGGGATCGCGCCTTCCTCGATGGCCGCCAGCACGCACGCCAAGAACACTTGCTCGGCATCCATGCCCGCATGATCGCACGCTACGGCAGGTGCGTCGGTGCGACCCCGATCAAACGCAGCAGCAGCCAGATCAGGATCAGCACCACGACCACGCGGATCACGACCTTGAACGGCGGGGACATCGGAATGAAGTTCTCGACCAGATAGAGCACGGCCCCGAGCACGACGAGGGCGAACAGCAACGCGATCATGCGGCCTGCCTTTCCTATTCCGAGGGGCCGAAGCGTTCCGCGAATTCTTCCGCCGAGATCACTTCTATCGGTTTCCCCGTGTAGCGGCTGCTGATCAGCCAGTCCGTTTCGTACAGCTCCACCACGGCGTTGGGCAGGATGACGTGCGGTCGCCCATCGGCATAGAGCGGATTGAGCGTTTCCGTCGTCGCCCCGACCGGCAGCGGCGCGCTTGCGAGATATTGCTCCGCGTAGACCTTCAGCGGCTTCTCGTTTTGCTGTGACTGGTTCCCTTGTCGCGGATACGGTGCAGCCATGTGTGCCCTCGCGTTACGGCAGGATAAACCGCCCCATGAGATACAGATACATGTTCCCAGAGGACACAGGAAACGGCCCAAAATCGAACCGATTAAACGACAGCGAACTCCCCGACGCCGTGCAACTCACCACCCCCCATCCGCCGACCGAACCGGAGGACATGGCGAGCACGGACGGGCAGGCCGCAAAATTAAACGGGAAGCCTTGGATGGCGATATTTGTGGGGGCCCCGGAGATGGAGCTGGCATTCACTTCAATCGCCACGTCCACAATTGTTCCATCACGCCGATACTTCTGGTGTCCGACGTTCGCCGCGCTCACCGTCCACGCGCCCGCGCTGGCAGTGAAATTCCCGCTCGCGAATGGCACCGTGATCCATCCGGGTTCCCCGAACGCGTCGATCTGGTTGTAAAGCTCTTGCTTCCATGCGTTATTGATAATCGTGCCCGTGGTGCCGGTGCCGTCGTCATCGATCATCGCGGTGCGTGTGATGGGCATTAGTTGGACTCCGTGACGACGAGATCCATAAACGTGCTGGGCTTCACCGTGCCGCCCGTGCAGCTCCGGCGCGGCGGCAGCGTGCGCAGCGGAAAGGTGATCTCCACCCGCAGGATCGTCACCGTCGTATTGATCGCGGGGTTCACCGTCTCGCTGGAGAGCGCGATCACTTGCGAGCGCCCGGGCAGCGCGTTCAGATCGTCCGTCTCCCATTCGACCGAGGTCAGTGGATTCTTGAATGCCGCGAGATCGTCCGCCGCCCGCGCTTGCGCGCCCGCGTAACTATACCGGCCGTCTTGGACGAACCCTTCCAGTAAGGGCGGGAAGACGCCCACGCGATCATCCGCCATGGCGAGCGTCACGACGGGGGCGCTGGTGACTTGCGCACGGATCAGATCGTCCTCCCCGGGTGAGGGTTGCGGCGTCGAGTAGGCGTCCCACATGAGCCCAGCCGGTTCGATATACATGAGCGCGTCCACCCATTCGACGGTTTCCCCAATCGGAATCGGCACCGTGAACACGCCATACGGAAAAGTCGCCACGGGTAAGTAGATCGTCCACCCATCAGCATGGGGATCGCCCGTGAAACTTTCGTAGCGGGAATACTGATTGCCCACGCGGACCCAACCCTTCGCGGGGGGCGTGGTGGGCATCGCCTTCAGCAGGAGCGTCGTCTGGCCCGGGGTGAAGGTGCCGTGTATCTTGGTTTGCGGCGGATTCGCCCCATTCGCGCGCACGCTGATCGGGTTCTGCGCGTAGATCCATTGGGTGCCGATCCGGCAGAGTTGCCGCGCATCGACCCCCGCCGCCAAGTTAAACATCGTCGCATCGTCCACGGGCACGCCGAGGAACGTGGAGAGATTCTTCGAACACGTCGGCAGACTGATCAGCGTGGAGGTGCGCCGCCCTTCCACGAGCACGCGCCGACGCAGTTGCGATCCGTCGTCTGTCCGGCGGAACGTGTGGAGGGTCTTCAGGCCCACCGTCAGGGGTTGCGGGTTCGTTTGGTCCGGTTCGCTCACACTGTTCGCCCACGCATGGACGGTGAACCCCTCGATATAGAACCCCCCGTTCACCGCTTGCGTCAGCGTCCGCATGACGGTAGACGGGCGCTGATTCACCACGTCGAAGGCCGGAATCGACGGCATCCCCGGCTGCACGAACCCGGTGAGAAAGTCGCGCGGGAACGTGGCGGTCGGTTGCTGCTGGTCGTAGTGATTGCAAAACCACTCCACCAGAAACTGAATCGAGGCGGTCACGGATTGCGCCGGGAACCGATAGGTCACCATGCGCGCATCAAAGCGCCACATCGGATCCTGACACTGGATCGCGATCCACGGCGGCTGCATATTCGCCAGCCGCCAATCCGATTGCCTCGTCACGATGTAGCCGTGGAATACGGGCGGGCCGCCCGGGGCCCATGTGATGCGGATCTCCTGCCCAACCTGCGGGACGGCGGCGGGCGGATCCTGCGGCTTCAACGTGAAACTGCACGTATCCGGTTCGTCGTTCAGCGCCTGCGTGACGTGCAGGGAACCGAGCAGCACGATCCCGCTCAGATCCGTCGTGCTGATGATGTTCCCGTTGTTGTCGCGCACGATCCAGTCAATCGACGTGGAGATGCTGACGTAATTCGAGCGCGTCGTGGCCGAGCGCGCGATCCCGGACCGCGCCCAGAGATACGCGCCTTCCCCGGGTTGATCGACCGGGCCACTATGCGGCGCGTGCGCGATTGGTGAGGCCATATTTCGCTGTCAGGGCGGTGTTCACTTTCTCGGCGAGCCGTTGCAGATCCCCGGGCGTATCGAAAAAGGCCCCCTGCGCGTTGATCTGAATCACGACGTTCCCGCCGAGACTCCCGGCCCCGCTGGCGGGGACCACGGCTTCCTTCCCATGCAGCATCGCGAGCGTGCCTGCTCCGAAATCCACGAAGCCGCCCGAGCCGCCCGCGAACCCCGGCACCATCTGCGTCGAGCTGCCCCCGCCGCCGCCTCCGGCAAATGTCCCCGGATTCTTCGGCAGGGATTTCAGCACCCGCGCGTAGTCTTCGGCGGAGTCCGTCGCCTCATCGAAGGACGACGTGTTCTGATCCAGAATCCGGTTCAGGTTCTTCACCGCCGCGTCGTATTGCTGCACCGTCTTCGCATCGAACACCGCCTGCACGGATTCCAGATTGCCCTCAAGGGCTTGCACTTTCGGGTTCAACGTTTCGAGGCCGCCTTGTAACTTGAAGAACTCATCCCGCATCGGGCTGACCTTCTTCGATTCCTCGGACGCGCCGAACAGGTGCCCGATGAAGCCCACGAGGGCGGCCGAGGCTTTCATAATCGCCCCAACCCAGTTACCGCTGATGAGGTCGTTCGTGATCCCTTGAATCGCGCGGGCCGCCACCGTGGCCGTCTGCGCCCACTTCGCGTCGATGCCGCTCAGGATCCCCGTCACGTCACTCATGCGGGCGTTCAACGCCGCTTGTGTCTTGCCCATCTCCTCCGAGGCGTCAGTGACTTTCCGGATCGCGCGCTCGGTGGCCATCCAGCTTTGGAGATTGCCTTCCGGCGGCTCGGGATACATTTCCCCCGCATGCGCCGCGGTGAACTCGGCGAGCGTCCCTGTCGCCTCGGTGAGTTGCGTCTCGGAGATCGTGAGTTGATCGGCTTTGAATTTCGTGAGCGCCAGTTGGTTCTGCCATTCAAACTCGCTTGCCGACGCGAGTTTGGTGATGGCCGTTAACATCTCCCGAGAGGCTTTCGCGCGGTCTTGTGCCGCTTCCATCGCCGCCAGATTGATCGGCGTGCCCATGATGGTCTGATCCATCTCGGCGATCACGTCCGTCGCTTCCTCGAGACTCAACGCGACCGGCACCAACGAGGGCGGCACCGTATTGAGGCGCGCGACCATCGCACCCACATCGGATGCGGTCTGCGTGACATCGGTGCGAAAGAAATTCAACGCCTGTCGCCCCATGCCGAGTGCGCCCTGCAGGCCGGGCGGCAGCACGAGGTTCTTCGCCATTTCTTTCCAACTCGATCCGATCTCGATGATGCGGCCGCCTCGGATCTTCAATCCCCGCCACGGCATCGCCAATCGCCACGAAGGCATCCTCGGGGGCCATGCGGCGAATGTCCTCGAACTTCAACCCCGCCGCCGCGAGCGCCGCGACCGTGCTGTCGCTGCCTTGCGCGAGGTTCACGTTCATCGCCTTGATCGCGCGATCCACCGTGTCGATGCTGGCCCCACTTTGATCGGCGGCATACGAGAACCGCTGCACCGCCTCGGCGCTGATCCCCAGCTTCTCCGACAGATCGCCAATCTTCGCGCCCGCGTTGATCACATCGACGGCAAAGTTCTTCACCGCGTTGACGGAGAACGCCACGCCGACTGCCCCGGCCGTGGCGGCGAGCGCCCCTTTCCAGTCGAGCGCGTCCCCGACTTTATCGGCTTCCGTCTGCATCGTGCCGAGCATCCCCGTCGCCTTTTGCACGTCGGCAAAAAACCGGGAAAAGTCCGAGACGAATTTGGCAGTAAGGGCCATTTACTTAGTGCGGTCGGCTTCTGTGATCAGTTGGGCGACGAGCACGTCATACACATCAGCGGGCAGGGCGAGGAGATCGTCATACGTCCAGTGCATCGCGCGGCAGATATTCAGGTCACTCACGATACGCTCGCGGTAGCCGGCCGTTTTTTTTCCTCTGTTAACGTTTTCTCGTGCTCGGCAATCGCGTCGGCAATCTCGTTGTAGTCGTCGGGGTCCAGATTGCCGAGAATCTGCATCACCTCATCGGCGGGCTTGTCCCGGATCACGACGGGCTGGTTGTCGTAATTGGTGAAACTCCAATCGATCAGATATTCCGCCGTGTTGGAAATCCCCGCCTTTTCCAAATCGAGCTCAATCGCCTGTCCGGCGAGGACCTTCTTCGCCGTGCGGGCTTGCACGCGGCGCTGTTGGCCGATATTCAGGCGGCTATGGATCAGAATCCAATCGCCGTCGGTGAGTTCCAATCGCACCACGTCGGGCTTGTGAAAGCGCGCCATCAGATCATCGGCCCCAGTCGGGCAGTCAGCCGCCCGGATTCCTGTAACGTGAACTCCAGCAGCGGGAAGTGCCATGCGCCCTCTTTGTGCGTGGCCACGAACATCAACGGCCGCTGCGACAGCTTGTAGGCATCCTTCAACACCACGGTCCCCACGAGCGCATACGATCCCGTGGGCGTGCGGGTGACTTCGTAGCCGTTAATCGCGGCGGCGGTGAAGTAGTGCCACTTGATCTCACCCACGGTCCCCCGCAGCATCGGGGTTTACGCGGCCGCGCCGCGCGCCGTCAGCACGACGCCACCGTCTTCCAACGTCCACGGCCCCGCGCCCGTCCACGTGCCGCTGACCGTCACCGCGCCATCCACGGCGACTTCAATCGACATCGAGAGATTGGCGGGGCCGGTGAACTTCACGCCCGCATCCAGCGTGGACGGCACCAGCTCCAGCAGGACCGCGACATCGCCGAAGGCCGCATCAAACAGCACCTTCGATCCGACCGCTTCCCACCAGCCTCCGAGGGTGCCCTTCGCGTCCATCGTCCCCTGCAGATAGACCCTCGAGGTATCGAGAAATGCCGTCACGTCTACCTGCTCGCGCGAGAAATCGGCACTCCATTTGTTCAACGAGGCCACATGCACCGCCGTCGTGGTGCCGAGCGGGTCCATCAACACATCGCCTTTCGATCCGTGCCGCCGTAACGTTGCTGCCATATTTGCTCCCTTTACGCCCCGGTGGGGCACACCATCACCTGATACTGCCCGCCGTGGTGCTGCCAACGTGCGGCGGTATTCTGCGGATCGACTTCCGTATAGCGAATCGGCAGGACGCGCTCGATGTGCATGATCAAATAGCCGCCCGCCGTTGCATCCTGTAACCCGCGCTCGAGGAGTTCGTGAATGCGGAACGCCGCATCACTCGCCACGACCACACTGGACGACGCGACGACCGCCTTCGCCGTATACGTCACGCGGTCCCAGCCGTCCTCATTCGCCAGCGCATTCGCGTGTTCGCCCTCGCCCCGGCTGAGCAACCCAAACGCCGTCGCGGCGGGCGCGACATCCCATGCGAAGCCGTCCGGGAGCAACGTCTGCAACGTCAGATCATTCGCGAGCGTGGTGTAGATGAGCGTGTCGATTTCGCTGAGATCCCCGGGCATTTACGCATCCTCACCCGTCACCGTCACGCCCGCCGCGCGCACAATCCCCACGACCGCTTTGACATGCGCCGACCGCTCGCGATTCGTGATCGGCACGAACGTCGGGCGCGCCCGCTGGCGGTGCGTGCCGAATTCGTAATACATCGCGTGCGGGGCCGTGCTCTCCACGTCGTGTTCGGTCACCGCCTCGGAGTTGGCGCGGGCCTTCACGACAACGCCATCCTGCAACTGCCCCGTCACGCGGGGATACGCCCGCCGCACCTGCTCGCGCGCCCGCTCCGCCCCGGCCTTCGTGACGGGCCCCGCCGCCGCGCTGATCTCGCGCGGGAGTGCCACGAAGTCCTCGATGCCGCCGATCTCCAGTTTGTTCGCCATCTAGAGCTGCTCGTCCGCCGTGCATTCCAATGTCTCGTTCCGTTCCTCGGGATTGCGCACGCCCGTCACCGCAAAGATGCGCCCCTCAAACAGCACGCGCGTTTCGGTGTCCACGTCGCTGCGATAGCGCCCGGTGATCAGGTGCGTGGCCGTCGTCAGCACCGTGCCCGCGCCCACGCGCTCGAGGTCGCGCGCCGTCGCCGGGGTGATACGCACATCCCACTTCGCCGGGTCCAAGTCCGTCCAGCCTTCCGTGAACCCGCCTTCGCCATCGGGGACCGTGCTGGCCGCCTGCACCGTCACGACGTGCCGGAAGTCGCCAATCATGCGAGCGTCGGCACCCGACCCCATGCCGCGAGGAGACTCTTGATCGCGATCCACGCCTTTTCGAATTCGTCCGTGAAGGCGTCCCCGCGATGCTGATACAGGCACGCGGTCATGAGGAGCGTGGACCGTTTCACAGGCGGCGGCGCGCTGGTGGCGTCCCAGCTCGGATCATTCGTCGCGCCCAGATACGCGCGAATAATGCCATCCGCGTCAGTGACGGCGGCCTGAATCTCCACGTCATGTTCGGCGTCCCGAATCTTCAAGTGCGTTTTCGCCTCCGCGAGCGTGATTACTTCGGCCACGGCGATCCTTTGCGGTCGTCCTTGCCGCGCTTCACGGCCAGCGTCCAGTCCTTCGAGCCGTCGCCCGGGCGCGTCGTGGTGTCGGTGTCGCAGTGATAGACGGACCCGTTGACGGTCACCATATCGCCGCGCTCGTAGACCTTCTCCTCGAGGAACACGCCCCGGTAAATCGGGATCGGCGCGGTGAACGTCCGCTCCCCGGACTTCTCGCCTGCCGTCCAGCGGTGCGTGAAGGTGCGCTCGCCGTCGTAGTCCACCGTGTAGGAATCGAACCCCAGCCCATCGGCCCCAGCGGGTCCGGGCGGCCCGGGTTGCGTTGGGAGTGCCTCTAGGGTCGCCACACGTTCGCGCAGGGCGGCGATCACCTCGTCGGGCGTGGCTTTCCCCTCCAACGCTTTCAGGCGGGCCGTGACGGGCGCGAGCGCCGCCTTGATGACCGCCTCCACGACATCCGCCAGCGCCGGTGCATCAAACGGCATCCGCACACCCCGCCCAATCTTTCCGCCACAAGGCCACGGTCAAGGCCGTCAGGGCTTTCGTCTCGTCGGGCACCTCGTCGGCAGCGGGCAAGGCGGCCTGCTGCGCCGGTGGCGCGGGGTCCGGCTTCGCGAACGGCTCGTTCTGGTCCCGCTCGGCAAGGGCGGACAACGCGAAGTTCTGCTGCTGCATATACGGCGTGTCCCCGCCTTTGACCGAGCCCAACCCGAACCACTTCTTGCGGGCTTCGTTCGGGGCCATCGCCCCCGAGCCAATCGCATCGGCGGCGGCCTTCGTGCGGGTGCTCGTGTCCAGCCAGATCAGATCGTCAATGTCGAACTCGGTGCCGTAGGGGGTGCCGTCCAGCCCGAGCCCCTCATCGAGGACCGTCTCGGCCGAGGTCAACAGCGACTGGATGCACTGCGAGTGGTATTGCTGGAGCATCGCCTCCACGCTCGCGCCCGGAGGCGCGGCGATGCCGACCATATACGCGGGCACGTGATAGCAGGAACAGATCGTCTCGGCGGTCCATTTCAACTGCTCGATGAGTTGCGCATCCGCCGCGTTGACGGTGAGCGCCTGATATTTCAGGTCATTGCCCAACACCGCCACGCGGCCTGCGTTCGCGCCTTGGAATTGCGTTTCCCAGCGTTCTTTTAGGATGTTCGCCACGTCATCGGGGATTTCCCCGGGCGCGGTCAAGATGCCGCTCGGGCGTGCGCCCTGCTGGAAGAACTTCGTGCTGGTGTCCTGCATCGTCAGCCCGTGCAAGGCCGACAGGCCGCACGCATAGAGCGGGCTGACCCCGATCAGCGGGTGGAACAGCGGAATCATCATGTCGTGAATGATTTCGCTCGCCGGCACCGTGACCTGTCCTGTCACACTGCCGATGCCCGAGAGGTCATCCCGCCGCAGCTCGTAATAGACCGCCCCGTCCTGACTCACCATCGGGATCACGCGCGTCGGGTCGAGCACATAGAGCGCCTTCACCACGCCGCGCTGATCGCGTTCCTTCAGGACATACGTGTTGCCGTGGACGAGTTTCGAGGTCATCCACTGCTCGATGAACTTGACGATGGTCTGATACCGATTGGGCTTGCGGAGCACCGGCGAATACGCGGGGTTCGTCGTCTCGGTCCAGATGCCTTCGCTGTCCACCTGCACCAGATGCAGGCGCAACTTCGCCACGTCCGCCGCGATCAGGGTGACGCAGGAAAAGACGGCGAAATACGACAGCGCGATATCGCCGCTGATTTCCTGATTCTGCTGCCATGCGCCCATGAAAGGTTCGCGCACCCACGGATGCCAGCCGCCGCGCCCGCGAATTGGGGACAGCGCCGCCGCCTTGCGGGTGAGGCTCAATTCGAAATTGCCGATCCGTAATTGCATGGGAACAATGGATACGAGGCCCGCCTGCCGGGCCCCGTGTGGTTGTCGCGTTAGATCGGGTAGACCGCGCCCGTGAGGTAATACACGGCGTTGGTCGCCGCCCGCTTCCAGTTGATGAACCGTTCCGCCCGCAGCGCGACGAGGTTGTCTTGGAACATGTTGGTCCAGACGGTCGTGGCTGGGTCGGCTGGCGTCACCGGGGCATCGTTCATCTGCAACGTGGCCTCCCGCGAGACATCAATCGCCACCCCGCCATCATCCGCATAGAGGATGTATTCCGGCGCGAGCGCGATCACGTTTTGCCCGACGACGTTGGACGCAATGACCGTGAGGCCGTTTGCGCTCCCACCGTCCACACCCACGCCCGGATAGAGCGGCACCCCGAGCGCATTGGTCGCGAGGCCCATCGCATAGGCGTTCGTCTGGCTCATGATGATCGTGAGCTGTTTCAACGTCACGTTCTGGGTGGTGAAGTGGCCCACGATGAGCCCGAGGTCCTTCTTCGGATCATCCAGTGAGGCGGCGGTGGTGGCTCCGTTGGTAATCGACGCGGGAGAGGTCTGCGCGACTTCCGCGACGGTCGGATCGGTGAATTGCTGATCGAGGAATTGTGCGATACCCGCCACCATATCGCGCCTGACGATCTCTTCGGCGGGCGGGTTGGAGGTTTTCACCAACTCCTCGGTGAGCACGATGATCCCCGCTGCTTTCGCCATGCCGAGCGTGGCGGTGCCAAACGTCAGCTTGCCCACGGGCTTCGCTTTCGCCTGTCCCACCCACTTGTAGGTGCCGCCGCCCGTCTGAATCGGGACTTGCGTATTGAACGGCACTTTCGTCAAACCGGGTATCTTGCCGAGAATCGTCGCGGGCCGAGACATCTCGATAAATTCGCCCGTCAGTTGATTGATCTGCACGAGGGCTTGCGCCCATTTC